GCGGGCAGCATGAGCCTCCCCCAAGACCTACCCGATTTCAACCAATACGAAACCGAACCCCGCCGCTCCTGCCTTTCCGCGCTGTGCCTGACCTTGGCCGCGTGGATTGTGCTGGGCGGGATTGTCTGGATCATTAAATGACTTATCATTCCCCCGTTCAAATGCGCGCTGCATTGGCCGCTATTATCCCCGATGACACCGCTTTGGTAGAGGCGACCATAACGCAATATTTCCGCAAGCGGGAAGCACGGCAGCAAGCCCCCAAGGACCGGCCCGACCCCAAGCCGCAGACCTATGCCGAGAAGATGGAACTGGCTTCGCGCAAGCTAGGCGATGCGGTCGAGCGGATGCTGCAAGGGCGCGATGCCAAGCCCCAGACCGGCCTGCAATGGGATACCCGCACCGGGGCCGATGCCTTGGCATTTCAAGGGCAGCACAACCCCGACGCGGCGTTGCGACTGATCGAAAAGAAAGCGGTAGAAACCCAAAGCAGCAAGCGGCTTAAGATTGCCGCCCTGACAATCGATCCGGCTGTTCCATGCTTCAATTGCGGCGCTGCCCGTGGCTGCGAGCACCGGGTATGACCATCACATATCATGACGACCTTATCCAAGGTTCCGAAGAATGGCACAATGCACGTTGCGGCCTGCTGACAGCTTCCGAAATGAAGCTGATCCTGACCCCGACGCTCAAGATTGCCAACAATGACAAAACCCGCGCCCATGCTTGGGAATTGGCGGCACAGCGCATCACAAATTACGTGGAGCCGACCTACATCGGTGACGCCATGCTACGCGGGCATGATGATGAAATCCTTGCGCGGGATTTGTATGGTGAGCGCATAGAGCCAGTTACCGAAACCGGCTTCGTCACCAATGACGGGCTAGGCGTCACGCTTGGCTGTTCGCCCGATGGCCTGGTTGGTGAAACCGGCATGATCGAGGTTAAGTCGCGGGTCCAGAAATACCAAATCCAGACCATCGTGGAGAATTACCGCGATGGTTCCGCACCTTCCGAATTCATGATGCAGGTTCAAACCGCGATGCTCGTTTGCGGGCGCGAATGGTGCGACCTCGTTAGCTACTCTGGCGGTCTGCCAATGTGGCCGATCCGCATCCATGCCGATGCCGAAATCCAGGCGGCAATCATCGAAGCCGCCACGGCCTTTGAATCCACCATTCAAGAAATCATGTTCGACTACCGCGCCGCAATCGGAGGCGCGTCCCTAGTCATCGAAACAGACAGAACGGTCGAGGAAGAAATGATCGTATGAATCCATCCGACGCGTCTGGAATGATTCAGAACCGGATAAAAGGAGAAGTGAAATGCTAGATATGTCTCAAACGATTAGCCCCAAAAGTGACCAGATAAACAGTGATGATCTGATCGGCGGACCGCGCACGATAACGGTAACGAAAGTCACCGGCAACGAAGGCAACGCAGAACAGCCCGTCAATGTCTTTTATGAAGGCGACGGGAACAAGCCCTTTCGTCCGTGCAAATCCATGCGGAGGGTGATGGTCAAGATATGGGGGCCGGACGCCAGCAAATACGTTGGCCGGTCCATGACAATCTATCGCGACCCGAAAGTGAAATGGGGCGGGATGGAAGTGGGCGGCATTCGCATCAGCCACATGTCCGGCATCGATAAGCCGGAAACCATGGCGCTGACTGAAACCCGCGCCAACCGCAAGCCCTTCACCGTGCAACCCCTGAATGTTGAAGCAAAGACCGACAAGGCAGATGGCGCGGCAAAGCTGCTGGTCACTCGGATCACGGAGGCGGGACCGGAAGGTTTGCCCGAAATTCTCGCAGAAGAAACCGTCATTAAACAGCGCGCCTGGATGGGCGCGAACCGTCCCGAATTGTCGGCTCTGGTTGATGCAACAATCCAACAAATCTCACCAACCGAAGACCCGTTTGAAGGAACAGAATAATGGCTTCTCTGAATAAAGTAATGCTCATCGGCAACCTTGGGGCCGATCCTGAAGTCAAGTCTTTCCAGAACGGCGGCAGGGTTTGCAATTTGCGCATCGCAACGTCAGAAACATGGAAAGATAAAAACACCGGGGAAAAGCAGGAGCGCACAGAGTGGCATAGCGTCTCTGTATTCAACGATGGCCTTGTCGGTGTTTGCGAACGGTTCCTTAAAAAGGGTTCCAAAGTATTCATCGAGGGCCAGCTTCAAACCCGCAAGTGGCAGGACCAGTCCGGCAACGACCGTTACAGCACCGAGGTAGTGTTGCGCGGGTTCGGCGGGACGTTGGTGATGCTGGACGGCAAACCCGGTGGATCAGGGGGCGGTGATAATTGGGCTGGGGGCGGCGGGACATCTGCGGCGGACCAGTCCAGTAAACCAAGCCAAGCAACCGCCAATCACGACGATCTGGACGATGACATCCCGTTCATCACTGCCGGGGCGAACTGGTAAAACCATGCGTTCCTACGGCCCCAAAAAGCGCACCAAGGCGGACAAGCGCACATCCTTATTCGTGATGCTGACCATGCGACGTTCGCTGGACGGCATCACGGTGGATGGCCTTGTCCGGTCCTACGGTGTGGATGCGGCCGAGGCCATCCAGATGTTAGAAAACGAACAAGCAAGGCGCGCCGCGTGAAAGCCAAAGAACCCTTGGAAATTGAAATTCAATCCGGATTCCGGTCGCGCCTTCGCTACGTTGCGCCTGGGGTTTCTTTGGTAGCTATTCCAAACGGCGGAAAGCGGGGACCTAAAGCCATCCGCGCCGCCAAGCGGGAAGGGATGGCCAGCGGTTTTCCTGATGTCATTTGCATCTGGCGCGGTGGGCTTTGCTTTATCGAGTTCAAGCGTCCGAGCGGCAAACTCACTGACAATCAAGCAGAATGGCTAATGCGCCTGGATGATTGGGGTTTCCAAACCAGCGTTTGCCGCACGGTAGAAGATGCCATCCTTTTCCTACGCAATTGCGGCGCTCCGATGATGGATAGCCGCAATGCAGCTTGAACGGCTTGAGGCAGATGTTCGGGGCGACGCATTCGATCTGGGCGGTTTCGCCCGACAGCTGGTCACCCGGCTGATCGAACTGGATCCGGACCTGACGGAAAAGAAGCAGAAAATAATGATCGCTTGGGAGCACGGCCATTTGACCGACCGCCAAGCAGAAGACTGGATCGTATTGGGAGGGATGATTGAAGCATGACGGAACAACTGCACAGCACCATTCAATTCGGGCCAGAATGGTGTGGGCGTCACGTTGTCACTTTCGAGGGGCAGCGCGACACACATATTGAAACCGGCGAAGACTATTCAACGATTTCGCTGTCTGGCATTTTTACGATGGAGCCTAGCGAATGCGCCAAGGGCGCAAGCCTCGCCTTTATCCCTAGCTCTTATCACGATTACGACGCTCGCAACCATGCACGGCAGCGCGAAGTCGGTTCGTTTGTTGCGCTGTGCGGCGACATAGATAGCGGCGATCATTCGATCGATCATATCAAGAGCGTGATGCGCGGTTTTTCCGGCCAATCCGCCTGCTTGATATATTCCAGCGCCCACGCATGTCCGGGCGACATGCGGTGGAGGATCATCCTACCGCTGGACCAGCCCGCGTCTTATGAAGTGTGGCACGACGCGCAACACGCATTTTTCAACTTCATGGAAGAAGCGGGCATCGAAATGGACCGTGCGCTGGACCGTGCAGGCCAGCCCGTTTATCTGCCGAATGTTCCTGCTGTTCATCCCAAGAGCGGGGCAAGGTTGCGCGGCGAAGATAGCTCACCCCTTTACTATGTGAGGGCAACGACAGGCTGCAACCGGCAGGGGCTGGATCTAAACACCGGCCCGATTGCTTCAGCTATTGCCGAGATACACCGCCGCCAAGCGGCTGACGAACGCGAACGCGAACGCATCCGGGCGGAAGCCGAAACCCGCCGCGCTAACCGGCCGCGCAATGATAGCGCTCCGATCATGGAAGATTTCAACGCTTCCAACACCATCCAGGCGCTGTTTGAACTTTATGGATATGAGCAATCGCCGCGCCATCCCGAAGACTGGCGTTCCCCTCTACAGACCAGTGATAGTTACGCTACGCGGGTGGTGGGCGATACATGGATCAGCCTCTCAGCAAGCGATGCGGCGGCAAGGATCGGGGCCAATCACAAGAGCGGCTGCTACGGCGATGCCTACGACCTTTTCGTGCATTACGAACATGGCGGCGATCACAAGTCGGCATTCCGCACCCTTTACAGCGAGCGGCGCACTGCGAATCCACCATCCGCGCCGCCGATAGACACAGAAGACCCAGGATGGACCGAAGCCGCCAATGATGACTGCATCCCGCCAGAAGAAGCGTTTCTCGCCAGCATACCCGATGAAATCACCGCTGAACCTAGCGAACTGGTGGCGCTGGATGCCTTCGACTTTGACGAAACGAACATTCCTACCCGTCCGTGGATCATTCCCGGCGTTATCCTGTCAGGTTACACTCACATGCTGGCCGCGCCGGGCGGGTCGGGCAAGTCGCTCTTTACCCTGCAAGTGGCTATCACGCTGGCCAAGGGGCTACCATGGGGCGCGTTCGCACCCCGCCGCAAGTGTCGCACCCTCATTATCAATGTCGAGGATGATATTGACGAACAGCGCCGCCGTTTATCAGCTGCGCGCCGTGTAATGGATGGCGGCGAAGAATTGCGCGGCATGATTGACCTTGTGCCGAATGCGGAAAGCATTGTGGTTGCGGGGCGATCACCGGACGGGCGAACTATCCGCACCATGCCAATAGTCGAAACGCTGGTTGAATACATCGAGCGGCGCAAGATTGACGTTCTAATTGTGGACCCTTTCGCAGAGACTTTTGAGGGCGACGAAAATGACAATTCGGAAGTTAAATGGGCCATGAAAATCTGGCGCGATGAAGTGGCGCGCCGGACGGGTTGTGCGGTCTATCTGGTCCACCATACCGTGAAACATGCTGGCGGCGGGGCTGGCGATGCCAATGTAATCCGTGGCGCTGGCGCAATCGTAAACAGCACCCGCATATCGGCAACCTTGATGCCCATGACGAACGAAGACGCGGATATGATCGGCGTGGATCAGTCCGAGCGCCATCTATACGTTCGCTATGACGACGCCAAGGCCAACCAGTCCCTAAAGACGAACAACGCCCGGTGGTTTCAGAAAGTGTCTGTATTGATATCGAACGGGGATGCTGACAACCCCGCCGATGAAGTGGGCGCGTTAGTTCCATGGGTCGCGCCAGACGCCTTTGACGGCCTTTCCAGCCACCTAATTAACGTCATCCTAGACAAGATCGAGGCCGGGATGCCGGATGGATCACGCTACCGGCTTTCAACGCGGGGCGGTTCAAAGGAGTCCGGGCGCTGGGTCGGATGCCTTATTATGGACGAAGCGGACATGGAAGAATCGGGCGCAAAGAAGGTTGTGGCGACGTGGAAAGCCAACCGAGTGCTGGTTGAGGGCGAGTATAAATGCCCGGTCGAGCGGCGCAAAATGAAGGGTCTTTTCGCGCCCCAAACTAACCGCCCAGGAGTGCGGTAAATGGCAAATTCTTTTCCCGCATTTTTCCCGCAAAAAGTGCGGCAAACAATAGCGCTACCCTTACAGGGGAGGGTTTTCCCGCAAATGTGCGCTTTAAGCGCGCACCATTTGCCGCAAAAACCCCGCACTCCCCTTTTCAGGGTAGCGTTAGGCTCGCTGAACAAGTGGGCGCTGGCATGACATGGCAGAGACCAACCCCGGCCCCAGCAATTGCCGCTTTGACATATCGACCGGCCTATCCCGCGATGAAATCCGCACCCGCTGGTTACGCGGTGACTACGGACCGGACGGAAAGCGACCACAGGCCAAGCACGTTGACGGCTATTTACGCATGGAAGGGAAATAACATGACCGAACACCCAAAGGCCACAGACCACGCATGCGACTGCGATTGGCACCTGGATCAATACTGGTTCGAATGCACTTGCCACGTTTTTCGCCAGCGGATAGCGGACGAGCGGGCGATGTTTGAAGCGGAGGCCATACATACAAACGCATTACACCTTAACGAAGGGGAAAAGTGATGGGCAGGGCCAAGACACAACGCGATCCACTGGCAAAGCGGCCAAATGAAACGCACCTGCAATGGCGGTCAAGGCTATCCGACCGCAGGCAGAACGAGCGCGACAAGGCAGAGCCTATCGTTCCGATCCACACAGAACGGCATGGCGATTATCGCCAAGAATTCGTCACAAACGTAGAGGATGGCAGCAAAGCACGGACGAGTATCAACCGAGGCGGATCACCTATTTGCCGTTGGAAAGCCGCAGGAAGCCTCTCACAGAGCCAACAGGCTGCAATTGACTACATGGTAAGGCTTTGGGGCCTGGCGGGCCTACAGCAGCGCGTTACGGCCAATTACGGGCCTATCACTGGTGGCAGCGGCAATGCAGAGCTGCGGGCGATCAATGAAATCGAAGCGCGGGAAGATTTACACCGCATCCAGGATTACGTGCCGAAAGCCTATTGGAACGTGTTTGAAGCCGTGGTGCGGTTTAGATGAGCCTGCGGGCGTTGCTGGATCGGCGCTGGCGAACAGTTCGCGCAATGCCAAGCATACAGCGTATCTGATCGTTTGTTTCTGTGCGGACATCATCGCCATGAAGGAGGGCGTTTAAGGGCTTGACAGGCGCACCCATAACGGCTAAGGGGAATCATTCTTTAAAGTTGCGAGTTTAGCAGGGAGCGCAACACTTAGCGCGCCGAGGTTACGACTTCACCCTGCGTCATGGCCATCTATCCTAAGGGACGGGTGGCCCTTTCTGATTCCGTCTCGCCTGCCATGTGTAGGAAGAGCATTCAGGGTCGGTCATTGCTCGATCGGCCCCAGTTTTTAAGCCGGATTAACTCAGTGGCAGGGTGCTGGCG